GCTAAGAAGCAAGTTGATAGTACTAAGCAAAGTAATGCTGATACAGTATCGTCTTATGTGAAGAATGCTGCTGAGAATGCAAAAGCTCAGGCATCTTCTAATAATTCAAATTCTTCAAGTAATTCTGATAATAAGAAAAAGAAAAAATTAGAAACTCTTGAAGATATTGATGATTATTTTCTTAAATAGGAGGTGAGAACCTATGCAAGATGAACTATATCATCACGGTATTAAAGGAATGAAGTGGGGTGTTAGACGCTATCAGAATTCCGATGGTTCTTTAACTCCTGCTGGAAAACGTAGAGCTGATCGACAAGCTCGTAAAGAAGCTAAAGCTGCTAGAAAATGGGCTTATAAGAATCGCTCTATTTTAAGTGAACAAGAGCTTGATGCTCAAATTCGTAGATATCAGAAAGAACGCCAATTCTCAAGTCTTAGTAAAGAGTCTTTGGCTCCTGGCAGAACTGCTACTAAATCTGTACTTTCAAAATATGCTGGAATGGCAGCTGGAGTTGCAGTTGGGGCTACGGCAGGTACTCTTGCTGGAGCTTATGCTAAGAAGGTTGGTACTGAGCAACTTGGACTTGGCGAGTATCTTAAGAAGAAAAAGTAAAGACATGGAGATGGCATGAGCTTATCTGCAACGGCCGTGCCAAAATATTACGGCCTTTTTCGTGATGCTGTTGTTAGAGGTGAAATTCCAGTTAATGAAGAGATTTCTATGGAGATGAATCGTATTGATGATCTCATAGCAAATCCTGGAATTTTTTATGATGACAAAGCTGTTGAAGGCTGGATTGAATTTTGTAATAATGAACTGACTCTTACTGATGGCGGAGATTTAAACTTATTAGATACATTTAAGCTCTGGGGCGAGCAAGTATTCGGATGGTATTATTTCGTTGAGCGATCTGTTTATGAGCCATATCCGGATGGGCATGGCGGACATTATGTTAGAAAGTCTATTAAAAAACGACTAACTAATAAACAGTATCTTATTGTTGCACGAGGAGCGGCTAAATCAATGTATGCTGCTTCTATTCAAGCATATTTTGTTGCAGTTGAACCAAGTACTACAGATCAAATAGTAACAGCTCCAACTATACGACAAGCAGAGGAAACAATTTCTCCAATAAAAACTGCATTGATTCGTTCACGAGGACCATTATTTAGTTTCTTGACTGAAGGTTCAATTAATAATACTACTGGATCTAAGGCTAATCGACCAAAGCTTGCTTCGACTAAAAAAGGAATTCAAAATTTTCTGAATGGTTCTATTATTGAAACTCGTCCCATGACAATAGATAAGTTACAGGGAGCTCGCTCACGAGTTAATACTGTAGATGAGTGGCTATCTGGAGACATTCGAGAAGATGTTATTGGCGCTATTGAACAAGGTGCTTCAAAGATGGATGATTACATAATCATTGCCACATCTTCTGAAGGTACTGTTCGAAATAGTGCTGGCGATACAATCAAAATGGAATTAATGTCGATACTTAAAGGTGAGTATGTAAACCCGCATGTTTCGATTTGGTATTATAAATTAGATGATGTTAAAGAAGTTGCCGATCCGGCTATGTGGATAAAAGCACAGCCCAATATTGGTAAGACAGTTAGTTATGAAACTTATCAGCTTGATGTTGAGAGAGCTGAAAAGAATCCAGCTTCACGCAATGATATTTTAGCAAAACGTTTTGGAATTCCTATGGAAGGTTATACATATTTCTTTACTTATGAAGAAACTAAAGTACATCGTCCTCATAGTTTCTGGGGAATGAGATGTGCAATGGGTGCCGACCTTTCACAAGGTGATGACTTCTGTGCGTTTACTTTCATGTTTCCATTGCGAGATGGAGCATTTGGAATTAAGACTAGATGTTATGTATCTGAGTTAACTGTTAAGAAACTTCCACTTGCTATGCGTCAAAAGTATGATGATTTTATTAATGAAGGTAGTCTCATTGTACTAGATGGTGCAGTACTTGATATGATGGAAGTCTATAATGATTTAGATGCATATATTTTACAAGTAGGCTATGAAGTTGCTAGTTTTGGGTATGATCCATATAATGCTAAAGATTTTGTTGCTAGATGGTGTACTGAGAATGGACCGTATGGTGTTGAAAAAGTAATACAGGGAGCTAAGACAGAATCTGTTCCTCTCGGTGAATTGAAGAAGCTTGCTGAAGAGCGGTTATTGCTGTTTGATGAAGAGCTTATGTCATTCTGTATGGGAAATTGTATTACTCTTGAAGATACTAATGGTAATCGTAAATTATTAAAGAAACGTAATGATAAAAAGATTGATAGTGTAGCTGCAATGATGGATGCTTATGTATCTTATAAGCTAAATCGTGAAGCATTTGAGTGATATTTTAAAGGAGGTAGCTATGAGCTATCTATATCATGTAGAACCTTCCTGGACTGATTCGCTTTACCATCATGGTATTAAAGGTATGAAGTGGGGAGTTCGTCGCTATCAGAATTCTGATGGTACTCTTACTGATAAAGGTAAGAAACGTAAGGCTAAGTATGAAGCAAAAGCTGCTAAAATAAATAAGCGTGCTGATGAATCAGAAGCAAAAGCTAAAAAATATGATAAATTTGGTACAAGAGGGCTTTCTGATGCATATAGTGTTGCAGCCAATCGAGATAGAATTTATGCCAATACTTATACTGCTAAAGCTAGTGGAGATGCTGCTAAAATAAAGAGTGCTAAAAAAGCGCATCGTACTGAGATGGCTAAATCAGCACTTGTTAAAGGCTCTGTTCGTGGATCATATAATAGATATCGTAATCAAGGAGATTCTAAAGCAAAAGCTGCTGCAAAATCATATGTTAGAGCTTATACAAATCCATATAGCTGGGTTGGAATTTAATATTTAAATAATATGAAAATTCTGAATTAATATTTTAAAGGAGGTGACTAATGTCATTAAAAGATCGATTTGCTAGTGCATGGAATGCTTTTCAATCTGAAGAAAAGCGTCGATCTGAGACTACTGATGAAGCTGGTCGCTCCTTGATGAGTCAGATTGGATCAACTAGTTATTTTAGACAAGATCGTCATCGAATGCGTTATAGTAGTGAGCGATCTATTCTTAATTCTATATTTAATAGAATAGCAAACGATGTTGCCTCCATTCAGATTCAGCATGTTAGGGTCGATTCTAACGACAGATTTGTTGACCATATTAAAAGTAGCTTGAATGATTGTATAACATTATCGGCTAATATTGATCAAACTGCTAGAGATTTTTGGGTTGATGTAACCTTATCCATGCTGGACGAAGGTGTTATTGCTGTAGTTCCAGTTGATACAAATGTTAATCTTGATCGAAATAATTCATTTGATATTTTGTCATTGCGAACTGGTAAGATAGTTGACTGGATGCCATCATATGTTCGAGTTAATGTATATAATGATCGAAATGGTCAAAGAGAAGATATTACATTACCAAAGGATAAAGTAGCAATACTTGAGAATCCATTTTATTCAGTAATGAATGAGCCAAATTCAACACTTAAGCGTCTAGTTTATAAGATGAATCTTCTTGATCAGATTGATGGTCAAAAAGCATCTTCCAAACTTAATCTTCTTGTGCAACTTCCATACTCATTAAAGTCTCCTAGTAGACAAGCACAAGCGGAAGAGCGTAGAAAGATGCTTGAAGATCAACTAGTTGGATCTAAGTATGGTGTTGGATACATCGATTCTACAGAGCATGTTACACAACTTAACCGATCAATTGAGAATGATCTTCCAAATCAAATTACAACTCTTACTGAGCAATTATACAATCAGATTGGTATAAGCGGCGATGTATTCCGTGGAACTGCCAATCAAGAACAGATGCTTGTATATAACAAGAAAGTATTAAAACCAATTCTTGATACAATTGAGCTTGAATTTACTAGAAAGTTTCTTACTCCTACTGCTAGAACTCAAGGTCAGAAGATTGCTTATTACATTGATGCATTTGATCTTGTAACTCCAGATGAAGTTGCTAACATGGCTAATGCATTTAGTCGTAATGAGATTCTTTCAGCTAATGAAGTTCGTGCTATTCTTGGCTATAAGGCTAGCGATAATCCTAGGTCGGATGAGCTTATTAATAAGAACATGCCAATTGATAAGATTGCTCCAGGAACTAGTAGTGGAAATCAAAATGGAAGTAATTCAGGTTCATTAGCTGATCAACTTGGTGGAAGTGACTTAGACGGATTAGAAGATTTGCTTAACGAAGCTAATGATAATGGAGATTTCGATGAAACTGAGCGATTGCTCGATGAATTGGAATCACAACTAGGCTAAGTAGTTGATTACCATGCCTCAATATTCAAATCCATATTACAATTCGGAGAAGGCGCATGAGTATTATCTGCGTATTCGAGAATTAAAAGGTTATAAAGATCGATATGGTGGACACAGAGGCTTTGGTACAAGTGCTGCATCTGATCCATCATTATTTCGTAATTTAGATCAAGAAAAGAAGCTTCAAACTCAGTCAGAAGAATACCAGCCAGTTAATAAAGATACTCAAACTGAAGAAGAGCAGCCTAAAAAGACACATTATGAAGAGGCTCTTGAAAAGATTGAGGAGTCTCATCGTCAACGAGAAGAACAAGCTTCATCTTCTGAAAGTGGCTATGCAAGCCAAATTGCACAATTACGTGCTGAAATTGCTGAAATTCGAGAAACAACTCATACTGGTATTGCTGAAATTCAAGATTCTATTGAGAAATCAAAAGCTGAGTATAAAGAGACTGTTGATGAGTATAAAGAACAAGCAGAAACTCTTCGCGCTGATCTTAATACATATTCGGATGAAGCCAAAACAGTTGCATCTGGATTGCGATCTGATATAAAGACTTTAAATAATGATTTTAAAGAATTTAATTTAGGTCTTCGTGGTGAAATAGATAAACTGCGACTAGAGCTAAAAGAAATGAGTAGTACTCAACGTAAAAAGAAGCGTGAAGAGTACAGAAATAAAATTGATTCTTTACGAGATCAGATTTCACAAAGACGTGAACAAAAGCAGAATCAAGTTGATCAAATACGTAATAAGATTGACTCGAATAAAGCTGAAACTGATCGACATAAAGAAGAAGAACGTAATAAAATTGACAAAATTAGACAAGACATCAAATCCGTTCGAGAAAAGCATTCTAGCGAGACTGAATCTCAAAGGAAGACTATTCAAGATAAACGTGATGAGATGCGAGAAAGAATTGAGCAACTTCAGGAACGTATTGAAGAATTGCTTGAAGCTCAACGTAAAGAACGTGAAGAGCAACAACGTCAAAAAGAAGAAGAGCAATTACAGCAAGCTAGAGAACGTGATGATGAACAGCGAAGAAGATTAGAAGAACAAAATCAACAACAGATTCAGCAGATATTAAATCAGCTTAATTCTGATGCTCGATTAGCTCACAATCCAATTGCTAGAAATCAAGCTCAAAAGCAAATTGCTGCATTAAATGCTGCTTCTCAGACAAATCAAGCGTATGAGGAAGCTCAACAAAAAGTTGAACGAGCTAGGAATAGTCGTGAAGCCGCTGAAAATGCTAGACGTGCTATTCAAGATCTTCGTAAAAGTATAAAAGATTTAAAGACTCAAACAAATGCTGATATTAAGTCTATTCGTGATCAAATAACTCAATCTACTAAAGATTATAAAGCTGAGTTGACTTCTTATCGAGATGAAATTTCTAATATTCGAAATACTATTAAGGATATTGTTAAGACATCTCAAAATACTAATGATGGTCTTCGAAGTAATATTAAATCATTAAATTATGATTTTAAGAAATTTAATGCTGATTTGCAAGGACAAATAAAGTCTATGCAAATGGAACTTCGAGGATTGTCTAAAGCGCAGCGAAAGAAAAAGCGTGATGAGTATCAGAATAAAATTGAACAACTCAGAGATCAAATTAAAGCTCGACGTGAACAAAAGCAAAGTCAAGTTGAGCAGATTCGAAATACTATAGAATCTAATAATACTAGTAGAGATCAGCGAAAAGAACAAGAACAAAGTAAAATTGAAGCAATTAGAGAAAAGATTAAACAGCTTCGAGAGTCTCATTCTACTATGACTGAAACTCTAAGAAAGCAAATAGCTGCTCTTAGAGAACAACTTAATCAGCAAGTAGATGGATTGCAAAAGCAAATTAAAGACGTTCAAGAAGCTGAGAAAAATAGAAAAGAAACTGAGCGAGATAGTAAAGAAGAAACTCGGTTGGCTAAAGCTGCGGAACAAGATTCTAAAGCAATGCAGAAAGAAGCTGAACGAGCTCAACAAGGAAAAGCTACTGGCTCAGCTAATACCAACCATTATCAGAATACTCTTAATTCTATTCAGAAAGCCCGAGCTAATCGTGAAGCTGCAAAGGCTGCTAAAACTCAGGTTCAAGAGTTACGTAATCAAATTAAAGAGTTACGTAATAATACTAAAGAACAAGTTACAAATATTCAAAATGAGATAAAAGAGAGTGCTCAGAAGAATAAGCAGGAGATTACTGATCTTAAGAATGAGATACTTTCTATTCGAGATGCTTTAAAAACTTATAGTGATGGGGTATCTAATACTAATAAAGGTATTCGAGGTAATATCAAATCACTTAATAGTGAATTTAAAGCATTTAATTTAGACATGCAAAGTCAGATTAAAGCTCTCAGATCTGAATTAAAAGGTATGTCTAAAGCTCAACGAAAAAATAAGCGTAAAGAGTATCAGAACAAAATCGAATCGATGCGAGATCAAATTAGTTCTAGAAGAGAGCAAAAGCAGAATCAAGTTGAACAACTTCGTAATACTATAGAATCTAATAATAATCAAAAAGAACAACATAGAGAACAAGAACAAAGTAAGATTGAAAAGATTCGAGAAAAAATTAAACAACTTCGTGAATCTCATTCTACTATGACAGAAGGTTTACGAAAACAAATAGAAGCTCTTAGAGAGCAATTAGCTCAGCAAGTAGATGGCATTCAAAAGCAGATAACTCAAGTTCAAGAGTCTGAGAAAGAACGTAAAGAAAATGTTCGACAGCAGAACCAAGAGGAAAGTGAACGTAAACAATTAGAGACTGCTCAAAAGAAAGATCAAAAAGAAGCTGAGAAATCGGCTAAGACCGGAGTTCGAGTAACTAAATCATATGTGCAAGAAGCACAAGAGAAGATAGAACGAGCTCGATCTGAACGAGAGCAAGTCCAAGCTGCTAAGAATCAAGTACAAGAATTACGAAATCAGATAAAACAATTGCGTAATGAGTCTAAGGCACAAGTTGATGCTATTAGAAACGAAATTGCTGAGAAACGGAAAGCTCATAAGGAAGAAGTTAAAGCACAGCAAGCTGCAATAGAAGCTATTAGAGAAGGCATTAAAGCTTATACAGCTCAGGCAAAACAAATTTCTACTGGCCTTAGAGGAAATATTAAATCCATTAATAATGAATTTAAAGAATTTAATGCTAAGCAAAAAGCTGAAATTAAATCCTTACAGGCTGAATTAAAAGGTATGTCTGCTTCCGAACGTAGGTCTAAGAGCAAACATTATAGAGAAAAGATTAAACAAATTCGAGAAGACATTAAGAGTAAACGTGAAGAAAAGCAAGGAAAGATTGAACCCATACGTAATACTCTTGAACAAAATAGAGAAAAAGATAAGTCATTCAAAGATGGCGAAAGAGATAAAATTCAAACAATTAGAGATAAGATTAAACAACTTAGAGACTCTCATTCAGAATTAACTGATTCTTTGAGAGCTCAAATTGATAAATTACGCGAACAATTAGCTGAACAAGTTGATGGTATTAATTCTCAGATTGAAACAATACAAGAGAATGAACGTACTAGAAAAGCTGAAGAAGCAGAACGTAGACAGCAAGAAGCTGAGGAGCGTATGCTACAAGAAGCTTTGGAGTTGGATAGAGCTGAGGCAGAAGCTGCTAGACAAAAGTCTGAATCAGAGTCTAATTCATCATCTAATAATTCCCAAAATAATAACCAACAGATCAATACTCGCAATTTGCTTATGAACATGGCTAGGGCAACTGCGGTTAAACGTCGATCTGGATTAGTTCGGCGACGAATAGCGTAATATTGCATACAACTTCTATTGATGATTTTGTTAATAGATTTAGTTACATAATTATTTAAGATACACAAACATACTTAATTGGTAATTAGATCTAAAACAATTCAAAATGGAAGTTTGTTATACTTAAAAGATGAAAGGTACTATTATGGATTACGATTTTTGTGGGTATGCCACAAGAAATGATCTTCGTTGTGCAGATGGTCGCGTAATCCGTCACGATGCTTTCAAGGGTAATGATGGTAAGCAAGTCCCACTTGTGTGGCAGCATGTACATACTGATCCCACAAATGTGTTAGGTCATGCTCTTCTTGAGAATCGTGATGACGGAGTGTATGCTTATGGAGTGTTTAATAAGACTCCTGCAGGACAACACGCCAAAGAGATGGTTCGTAATGGTGATATTGTTTCAATGTCTATTTATGCTAACCGTCTTAAGCAGCAGGGCAGCGACGTTATTCACGGCGTTATTCGTGAAGTTAGCCTTGTTTTAGCTGGAGCGAATCCTGGAGCATACATCGAAAACGTTAGCTTTGCACATGCAGATGGTACTTACACAGATGTTGATGATGAAGCAGTTATATTTACTGGCATTAACTCTGTTGAGTATTTTAGTCACGCAGACGATAACGATGATGAGGAGGATTCTGTGGCTAACAACGGTAATGTTCTCGATGAGCTCACCGATGAACAGATTAATGCAATTGATAGGATCATTGATGCAGCACTTGATGATGCTGTAGATGATTTGGATGATGATCCTGTTCTTGACGACCTTACTGATGATCAGATTGAGGCCGTTGGTAAGCTCATTGAAATTGCCATACAGGATGCTCTTGAGCATGCCGATGACGATGAGAATGAGTATTATGAAGATGACGAGTCCGATGAGGACATGCAGCATGCAGACGATGATGAGACAGTAGAGGATGTATTTAATTCTCTTACTGATAAGCAGAAAGATATTGTATACTTCTTGATTGGTCAAGCAATCGATGAGAATGAGGCAGAGCATTCCGAGTTTAATTATGGAGGTAATGATATGAAGCACAATGTTTTCGATGATGAGTACACTGACGGCTATGATGAGTCCGACGTCCTGACCCATGACGAGTTCACCGCTATCATGGAGGATGCCTATAATTCTAATTCTCTAAAGGATACGTTCCTTGCTCATGGCATTGAGGATATTGATATTCTCTTCCCTGAGGCTCGTATGGTTCAGCCTACTCCTGATATGATTACTCGTAATATGGGCTGGGTTGATATTCTTTGGAATGCTGTTAAGCGTACTCCGTTTGCGCGTATTAAGTCTATTGCTGCTAATCTCACTGCCGATCAGGCAAGGGCGAAGGGTTATGTCAAGGGTAATAAGAAGGCTGATCAGGTTATCACTCTGCTTTCCCGTGAGACCACTCCTCAGACCATTTACAAGAAGCAGACTCTTGATCGTGATGACGTGATTGATATTACTGATCTTGATGTCATTGCATGGCTTAAGCAGGAGCTTCGTGTTATGCTTAATGAGGAGCTTTGTCGTGCTATTCTTGTTGGTGACGGTCGTGGCGTTAATGCTCCTGACAAGATTAAGACTGATCGCATCCGCCCGATTTATGGCGATGATGATGTTTACACTATTTACTATGAGGTTACTTACGAGGATGGTGACACTGATAGCGTTAAGGCTAGCAAGATGGTTGACGCTGCTGTCCGTGCTCGTAAGGAGTATCGTGGCACCGGCAATCCCAAGATGTTCGCTACTAATGATGTGATTGCTGATATGCTTCTTGCTAAGGATGGTATTGGTCGTCGTCTCTACAAGGACATGAATGAGCTTCAGGCTGCTCTGCGTGTTTCTGAGATCGTTGAGGTTCCTGTGATGGAGGGCATTACTCGTACTGCTTCTATCACTACTACTAATAACGGTGTTGAGACCACTACTTCTAAGCAGATGTCTCTTAAGGCTCTGATCTTCAATCCGGTTGATTACACTGTTGGTGCTGATAAGGGTGGCGCAGTGTCGCTCTTTGATGACTTTGACATCGATTACAACCAGATGAAGTATTTGATCGAGACCCGTTGCTCTGGTGCTCTTACTCATCCGTACAGCGCGATTGCTCTCGAGGTCGAGTCTTTTTAGACGAGCTTGACGTTAAGCCCATAAGTTCAAGCTCTGTTATCTTTGGACATACTGTTTCTGATCTTCAGGAAGATGTCGAAATTGAGGATGGGCTCATTACCGGTACTCTGAAGTATGTTGATGAGGGCGCATTGCCTGATCGTTGGGGTGCTGGTAACTTCCTGTGCCTTGACTGGTCTGATAATGACTTCACTGACTTCACGAGTGTTAAGTGTGGTATGGAACCCAGTCATGGTGGCGGCTTAGTCGAGATTATTGACGATCCTGATAAGAATGGCGCATGGAAGGTTACTGATAAGGATAACCAGAAGTTCGTTGTTGTCATCAGTGATGGTACGGTCTCGTCCACTTACAAGTACGATCTCTCTGGTCTTACGTTAGAGACTGAGTAATTCAAAATGGAAGGGGGTCAATTATTATGAGTGTATTCTATGGTCCTGTCGGGTTTGTTGATTCTATTGAGACTCCTGAAGGTTCTGGAATCTGGGAGGAAATTCCAAGTGAAAGAATGTATAGGGGTCAAGTAGTTAAAAATCATCGTAGATGGGAATCTGGAGATCAATTAAATAAAAATTTAAATATCTCGAATACAATTTCTATAATAATTGACCCCTACTTATCTAATCATCTTAATACTATTCGTTATGTAAAATGGCTCAATGCTTACTGGGAAATTACTAGCGTAGACGTTGAGTATCCGAGAATGATACTTAGTATAGGAGGTGTATACAATGGACCGAAGGCTGGAATTACACCAGATTCTCCTGAACATCCTAGGATCCAATAATGTATATTTTCAACCACCTCCAACTATTAAACTACAGTATCCATGCATAATCTATGGTAGAGATGACATTGATACAAAGTATGCTGACAATAAACGCTACATAAATAAAGTCAAGTATTCTATACTCCTTATCGGCCGATCTCCTGAAAGTGATTTGGTGGAAAGAATATTGGACTTGCCATATTGTACCTATAATCGTTTTTATGCAGTTGATAGTTTAAATCATGATGCATTTGTGTTATATTATTAAGGAGGGATTATGGCCGCTCTTGTTTGGGACGAGGTCGGAACTCATATTTATGAAACTGGCGTAGACCATTGTGTTCTGTATCGCCTCAAGGATACTATTACTGATCCAACTGATCCATATATGGCTGGTGTTGCTTGGAATGGAATTACTAACATTAGTGAGTCTTCTTCTGGCGGTGAGCCTACTGCTCTTTGGGCTGACAATATTAAGTATCTGAACCTCATTTCTGCTGAGGAGGCGTCTCTTACTATTGAGGCGTATACCTATCCTGAAGAGTTTGAGGAGTGTGATGGTACTCGCGAGCTCGTTAGTGGTGTTAATATTCGTCAGCAGGCTCGTAAGCAGTTTGGTCTTTCCTATCGTACTCGTATTGGTAATGATCAGAAGTCTGATGACTATGGTTATAAGATTCATATTGCTTATGGCTGCTTTGCTTCTCCTTCTGATCGTGGCTATGCTACTGTTAATGACTCACCTGAGGCTATTAGCTTTAGTTGGTCTGTTTCTACCACGCCGGTTGATGTTTCCGGCTTTAAGCCGACTGCTCTTCTGACGATTGATTCTACTAAGACCACTGAGGCTAAGATGACCGCTATCAAGAATCTTCTTTATGGCTCTGCTAATACTGAGCCTAAGCTTCCATTGCCTGCTGAGATTCTTACAACTATGGCGTAAAATATGTAATTAAAAATGTATTAAATAAGGAGATGTAAAGATGCTCAAGAAGACGATTACTTATGAAGATTGGAACGGCACTACTAGAACTGAGGATTTCTATTTTAATCTAACACGTGTCGAAATTGTTGAGCTAGAGTTTAATGTTGTTCCTGGCGGAAGTCTTAGTGATTCTATTTCGGACCTTATCAAGTCTAATGATATGCCTACGATTATTTCTACAATTAAGAAAATTCTTCTTCAGTCGTATGGTGTTAAATCTGCTGATGGAAAGCGGTTTATTAAGAATGATGATGTTCGTGAAGCATTCGAGCAGAATCCCGCTTTTGATATCCTTTACATGGAGCTTGCAACGGATGCTGATTATGCTGCAGAGTTTATTGCTGGTATAATCCCGTCTAGTGTAAAGGAACATATTGGTGATGATCCGAAGAGTGCTTTGCTTCTGGCCATGAAAAATACAACAACGTAAAATGTTAGGAGGAGAGAATGCTTCAAATAGTTGTACCAGCGGCTGAATTATTTGATGAAACTAATCAGCAATTTATTCAAACTAAAGAAACAACTTTGAAATTGGAG